GCTTTAAACGGTGTTCTGGAGTACGACTTTCAGCCAACCCAGCTGGATTTAAACGGCAATAACATTATTGATGCTGGCACTATCTCTAGTGGTGCTATTACAAGTACAAGTTCTATTACTGGTAAAACAGGAACATTTACAGGTCAAAACGGAATTGCACTAGAAGTCAATAGTGGAACTACTAATGTAGTTGCTAACTTTGAAAGTGGTGATGCTACTGTATGGATTAATTTAAAAGATAGCGATTCAGGAACTTATGGAACTCTGCTAGGAGCAGAAGGTGGATTATTTAGACTTAGAACCAATAACAATGATTCAACTACTGATTTAACAGTAGACACTTCAGGAAATTTGTCGGTTTCAGGAACTATCTCTAGTGGTGCTATTACTAGCACTAGCAAGGTAAGCGCCGCCACTAACTATACCTATGGAGGACTCAATTACCATTTTGTCTTGCAGGAAGACACTAACGATTCGTATATCGGAAACGTCAACGGCCATACTTTAATAAGCTCTGGTGGATATTACTACGGAGCAGAATTGAGGAAGTTGAATCCAAGCCACACTTCATACTCTGGCCTTCTTTTATCGCAAAATGGCAGCTTGCGATTTGAGCAGATTATCGGCGGCGATGCGGGAGATGAAGAAACTGCGAGCGTTCCATTTAGCATAGGGACAGATGCCGTTTCAACAATTACGCACATTAATACCGGAAACGTCAACGCATCTACAATTCACGGAAGGAATGTTGGTCATGTAGAGCAAGACTATTTATTCGCTATTACTGACTGGGATACTAGCGAATCAATTCGCAAAAAATTCAACAGCACTTCCACTGCTTTTACCAAAGTAGATGATTCTACCGCGCCAGCCAGCGGAGTGTTTCAAGTTGTTGGTACTATACAACCGCAATCAATTGGGGAATTAATCCCTTTAGGTGAAGAAGATGAAATAATATTTGAGTGTTGGGCAAAATATGTTTCAGGTGGAGATTCGTCGGGTTTGTTTTACGCTGGAAGCTCTTTTTATAACGGGAGTCAAGTTTACTTAGGAAATAATCAAAGATACTGGGGCGCAAGTGCCAATGAGTTAGATTCGACAAATGGCACTGCTTGGAGACACATTAGGGGCGTTTTGAATGTTGCTGAATTGCGTTTGAACAGCACCGTTTCGACCGCCGAATATGCAAGGCTATTGGTTTTATTTAACTATACTGCAAATGCTAATACGACAAGATATTGCGGCTTTAAATTCTACAGATCAAGAAAGACAGTTACTTCCCTTTATCACACATCAAACGCGAGAGGGACTAAAGGATTCAGCTCTGACTGGGAGGGAACGCAGACCAAAGTCATTGATGGGTCTGGGAATCTTTATACAACTGAATATCTTTACCATTCTGGGGACACGGATACTTATTTAAGATTTTTAACTAATCAGATTATTGTAAAAACTGGGAACGCTGATGCGATAGATATACATAGCAACGGCAATATGTATGTTCACCGTCCGGTCATACAATATGACCCGACAACTTGGGTCACTGACACCTCGCTTACTCTACACAAAGCGACTAACAGCAACGGCATAGGTATTCTTTTTAGCGATCACGTTCCCACTGACGGTGGGACTAAGCAGACTGGAAGTCTTACATATTACCATGCAGATGGTTTTTCTTATGGCTCAGGAAACACGTTTGTTTTTGCTAGTAACCAATCAACGCTGACAGTTTTAGCTGATGGCAAGCTGATGTTTAATGAAGGTCTATACCTTAAACCCGCATCGGGCACTGGTGCAGGGACACAGATTATTACTTCTTCAGGTAATCTGACCAATATAGGAAGCATTTCTGCATCAGGCCCAATAACGATGGGATCAGGCACCGCAGGCTTTTTAGCTTTAACTGATGCGTATGACGTTGCGAATAACGATCATTTAGCAAATATAGGTTGGCTACGAAGTTCTGGCGGTACCTACATCGGATACGGCGTAAAACAATCAGGTAGCGCGACATGGAAAAGCACCTTTGATAACGCTTCAGCAGAGAGAAATTACGTTGCTTTCGACGAAGATAGTGTGCGAATGGTTTACGCTCCTGCACAGCAAACTGCGGTTGATAGCGAGGTAACTGGACTTACTGAAAAATTCAAATTTAACCTTCAACATGGCAGGCTAATAGTTACAAGCTCAGGGACTATTGGCGGCGCAACACCAGCAAACGGCTTCTTACAGCTAACAGATGGTTCAGATACTCTGGCCTTTGATACAAACGAAATCCACTCTACGGACGATTTATATATTCTAGTGGAAGGTGGTGACATCACTTTCAGGGGTACTAGCAATGCTGGCGTTGATTTAATTAATGGCGGTTTTCGTTTTATGGACGCTGCCCGGAACCTTGAAAATATAACAAGCATTTCAACCAGCAGCATCAATTTAAACAACGGCGACATAAACAACGTCAATGCAATAACAATCAATGATCCGGGGGTTAGCGAAGGCATAAGCTGGTTGGCAGGAAATCTTTGGAAAATTTACGAATCGCCAGATAACTTAACAAATGCGGCAGGGAACTTGCAGATTGTTACTAATGCAACTAGGCGGGCGACTTTTTACACCGATGGCAGCTTTGAAGTAACAAACAACTTGCAAGTAAATGACCGAACAGTTATCAACAATGAACATGAAGTTTTTGGCAGGCTAATGTCTGACCAGAAAGGGTTAAGAACTGAGCCTGTAAATAATGCACAAAGCTACAATGCTCAGTCCCCTGTGCTTTTTGATACCACCACAATATTAAGCAACCGAGCCACAACAGATCTCGGAATGTCAAATATCGTGGCTGTGCAAAATAATTACGCTTACGCCTCAACCGGGCCTCAAGCTGGCGGGAGTGTGATTAGAGTTAGTGACTACAGACAGGTTTATTCTGATTATATACCAGTCACTCCCGGCGAAACAGTTTACGGGGAGTTTTGGGCGAGACGAATTAGCGGAAGCGGGTCAGTCGTATATTATGGACTTGAACGATTTGATTCTCAAAAAAGGCCAATAGGCGGGAACACAGGAACAACGTATTTTGTGGCGAGTGGATTAAATGTAACAAACACTACTTGGACAAGATATTCTAATCATTACAGAATACCAACATCGCACACTCCTTTTGGAAGCAGTGACGGTGGAGGTGTTTATTATGTTCGCGTTAGGCTCCTTTTAAACTATAACGCGGCAGGAGCTACTCGGGAATATGCGGGATTTCAACTTAGAAGGGTAAGCCTGCCATCAGTCGCTCAAAGTTTTGGTCATGCAGGGCCATTTCCCGGGAATGTACCGGGCACAAGATTCGCAGCAATAGAAGGAAATACTGACGCTGGCGGCGAAGGGTCTGGGCGGTTGTTTTTCAGCGAGCATAACAGCACTAGTGAAGCAATGGATAACTACGGCCTAAGCCTAGGGTATAGGGGCGGCAGTACATCAGTTACTACTAGTGGCGGCAATACTTGGACCGGATTGTCGCAAATTGGTAATGGTGAATGGGGAATGTGGGGTCATAATAATAACCTCACCGGCGCACTCATTATGGACGGTGACAGGGCAGCCACCAGAATCAACTTTAACGACAACAAACTTTATTTAGGTAACAGAGACGGAACAACATATCTGCAAAGCAATGGTGATTCTTTAAGAGTTCAAACATCAAACGGGTCTCTTGATATGGGGCCGGCCAACACTTCCTACTGTCACTTCTCCACTGATAGGTCAAGGTATTATTTCAATCAAAAAATTGTTGTAGATTCTGGGATTCTTGCCTCTTATAACGAAGACTTAAAACTTTACCGAGCAGATAGCAGCAGTTATTCAATGACGCTATCTACGAGCGGAGCCACGTTTACCCATAACGTAACTGCTTATTCAGACCGCAGATTAAAGGAAGATATTAAGCCAATTGAAAACGCGCTAAATACCGTTCTGAAGTTACAGGGGGTTACTTACAAGCGAATTGATAACAATGAAAATAATCTTGGATTTATAGCGCAGCAAATTGAGGAAGCGGCTCCTGAAATTGCTGATAGAGTCGTTGGCGAGATGGATGATGAGCGTAAAACCAAGCATGTAAATTACGCAAACATGGTGGCGCTTTTAACTGAGGCGATCAAAGATCAGCAAGAAATTATTTACAAACTAACCAAGCGGATAGAGGACATAGAAAATGGCGATAACTAAAACTGAAAATATCTTGAGGATTATTGTTCAAAACCCAACAGGAGAGGTTGGAGATTTTGATGATCCAACAATAATTGTCGAGACGGAAATTTCTCTTGATGACCCTGACGATAATACTTTGCCTGTGAAGCATCCGGTAAGAAAGACAATAGAGAAATGGGTAAGAGCGGTTATTGAAGGTGAGGATGATGTTTTAACCGATATTAGTGGTGAGGACACAATGGTTCAGGCGGTATGCAATGCGGTCTGGACTGATGCCTGATTACGTTGTTGAAGGCGGGTTTATCAAATTCAGCGTAACTCTTAGCAATAACGAAGATCTTGTTGTTGAAATTCCAGAAGAAGAAAACCCTGAAGCGGCAATTGCCAGCTTTATCACTAAAGAAGAACAAAGGCTGGAATGGCTAAAACAATTGAATCAAGGATAGTCACGGTAGGGAACGGCCTTTCAGGGGGGGCTTGGGGTTATGACTTCGGGCCGCCTTTTGGCAGCCCTTATGGGTCTATTAATAATTCTACAAGTCTGATCTACGGAAATAATCTAATCAAGGAGGTTTGGTGGTTACCGCAAGACAGTGGGACTATTACCTTTGGTTTTGACGGTGTTCATGACAATGAAGGCTGGGACACCGTTGAAATAAATGGCACCAGCTATTCCCGCACCAGTATGACTTATGCGGCAAACATCACTGATTATTATGGGCCTAAAACTTGGTGGTATTTAGAAGGCGTTTCAAATCCCATTCCACAAACGGTTGGGGCAACCTTTACAGTAAACGTAAAGCATAATGGCGCTCGGCCGGCAAACGGTGAAATAACTTTAAACGACATTCACCAAGACGCTGGAGGGTCTAGCGGAACCTCTGTTTCAATAAACGATGCAGACGTTAGGGCTTTAAGCTGGTACGGCCTTATAAACGGCACAACCCCTGCTTCTGGCGCTACACAACGATTCACTGACTTCTATTATCCGTCAGCCATTAATGACACTACGATCCTGAGAAGAGTTAGCTCAACTGAAACAGGAGGAACAAACGGCACCACCAGCTTGACGGCGATGGTCAGCACAGGGGGCAATGGTTTTAATCAAACTTTTGATGGGGATTATTCCGTAACGGTTCAAGCAACGAGCACAGACACTTTCATCAAAATAAGATCATCGTCTGGTACAAAAACCGTTTATGACCGAAACGGAAACAGCTCAACTGGAGCTGCAATGGAGGAGATGTGGAAATCAACAGGCTTCCCAGCAGCGTATTGCGCAATTCAAAGCACATCAACCTACACATTTGTAAATTCTATTTTTCCGTCTGGATGGAGCTATAGCAGATTACCCAATGAAGCTCCAGCAGTTGGCACTCATTTAAGTAGCAACAGCTTAACGTCTTTTACGTCAATGACTGAGAATACTGAATACGGAAGAAAAGTAATCCAAAGAATCACGACAGATAGCACCACGAACACAATCGGAACTTTACGAGAGACAACAAGATTTACAATTGTTCTTCGCACAGCGCCAAACGGAACTTCTACAAAGAATGACAAGAGTATTGGGCTGTCGTTTTTGATCCACAATCTTCATATTGTTACTGGTGAAAACTAGGCAATTAAGCTGACCTGTTAAATCAAAACAACACCCTCAAAACTAAATAGATTTAATTAGAATTTAGGTTCCTACATTACATGAGAGAAACAATGAGCAATCAACAAGAATTAACCGCAGAACAGTATGTGACCCTAGCCAAGATCGACAGCCTTGCAAAGCAAAACGCGCAGCAAGCCATTCGCATCGCGGACCTCGAGGCGCAGTTGTCTTTATATCAACAGCAACAGCAGCAGGCACAAAACGAAGCCTCTGAGCAAAACGGCGAGCAAGCGCCGGCAGAGTTCGAGCCCGTTGAAGTCGAAGCGCATTAAATAATTGGGAGGGTAGTACCGTGGAAGACAGCGCGAAACAAGCACTCGATTGGTTGTCAGTCGGCGCGGCGGTATCTACCCTCGCCGGCTGGCTCCCGCCAGTTGCCAGTTTATTAACGATCATCTGGATGAGTTTGCGGATTTGGCAAGATCCGTTGATTATGAAATGGCGCGGCAAATCATAAATGCTCCCAGAAAAAAGCCTTAAATTGATCGGCGTGATTATTGGGTGGGGAGTTGTTTTTGTGATGCTAGTCGTGCCGATGATTTACATATATTCAAATTACTGGCGAAGGTGAAGGTGACCTATGGATTCCGTCGAGTTGCTTTCGCAATTGTGGGCACCTTTGGTGGGCGTAACGCTGTTGATTTACACAATCTCGCGGCTCATTGGCGACGTTGAAACTCTGAAATCGAAGGTCGAAGTGCTGTTCAATTTGTTCAATAACCTTAAGGACAAGGACGACAAAAAATGAGATTCAATGATATCAAAACCCTCTTGGGGTCGGTTGCCCCAACGATTGGCGCGGCTTTAGGGGGACCGGTTGGGGGCGCTGCCGGGTCTGTTATTGCCAACGTGCTTGGCGTACCAAACGAGCCTAAAGCTATCGAGCGTGCGGTCAAAGCAGCAACGCCTGAGCAACTTGCGGAACTTAAAAAGGCCGAGCTAGATTTTCAAGTGCAAATGCAGCAGCTCGAGGTGGACGTATTTGCATTAGAAACCGCCGACGTTCAAAACGCTCGTCAAGCGTATGCCAGCAGCGGTGACTGGACGCCTAAATTCATTGCAGTTTGCTGCGTGCTGTTTTTTGGTGGATATATCGCGCTGGTGACTATATTGCCACCGGACGCAAACAGCGACACGATTGTGTCGTTGGTGCTTGGATATCTGGGCGGCATCGTCAGCTCGATCATTTCGTTTTACTACGGCGCGAGCCACGATCATAAGGGCTGAAAATGAACAGATTGCGAGACATGATCAAGCGCCATGAGGGAGTTGAAACCCACTGCTACAAAGACCACCTTGGGCTTGAAACGATCGGCGTTGGCCGTTGCATTGCGGAGGGATCGCTTGGACTTAGCGACGATGAGATCGACTACTTGCTCGACAACGATATTGTGCGCTGTATCAAAGAGCTAACGCGATCGCTGCCGTGGTTCAGCTCCCTTGATGAAGTGCGCAAAGAAGCACTAATTGATCTTTGCTTTAACTTAGGGCTTACAAGATTACTTGGATTTAAAAAAGCGCTTGCGGCAGTTGAGGTAAGCGACTGGGACACGGCCAAGGTTGAATTGCTCGATTCACGTTGGGCAACTCAAGTCGGCAATCGAGCGCAAGAGATTGCGGAAATGATCCGCAGCGGTGTTTATCAGCAGGCATAAAAAACCCCGCCTGAGCGGGGTGATTTATTATTACTAATATTATAATCAGTATTTATCTCTCAATTTATATTCCGAGACAACTTCATATTGTCGCGCCCATAGTTGATCACGGAAGATAACCCCTCTGTCCTGCAAGAGTTGCATCATTTTATAAACCGAATTTTGCGTGGTTTTTATGCCACGCGCTATTTCGTTCTGACTCGGATTTTTGCCGTTCTCGAGCGCAAATCGTTTTACAAATTCCAGCAAATCGTGCTGGCGCGGTGTGACATCATGCAGCATTTTGGCTTGCCTCTTTAATTAGTTTGATCCGCACAGACTTTGAGCGCTCTGGATTTTTACCGGCGTACACGACGGTCTTTTCCTCACGTCCGTTCGTCATTGGCCACTCAAGATGGTAACGCTTGCCAACTCCGGCGACGTGATCGCCAAGCGCTATTTTGAGCAAGTTTTGACAAGCATCAATTTTCGCGTCCATCGCCTTTTTTACGCGCTTGGCGTCAGCGATTTCTTCACAGATATCGTCGATATCCTCATCAAAATCTGCCAGCGGTTTGGCGTCGAACTCTAGCGGCTCAGGCCAGATCGTGTTTGCGTCGTCGCTTGATTCAGGCGCATAGAAATCTTGCTCGGTAATGCGGCGGTCGAAGTCGCGCACCCGGTTTGCAATTATTGTCTGCACCGAGGGGGCGTTATCGTAAAAATACAACCTCAAATCAAAACCGCCGTACAAAGTCGCCACCACGCCCCACTTGAGCGAGGTACACATCATTTGCGCCTGAAGCTGAAGCGGACCGCGATACGGTGCAGGACCGTCGCCCGGCTTAACGCTGGTATTTTTGCACTCGATAATGCCAGTGCCCCGCAGCGTGATTTTTTTGCTGGGCGTGAACACATAAATACCCTTCTCAGGATTGTGCTCGACAACGGTGTCAGCAAAGCAAGTGGCATCAAGCGAGCACGCAAGCGCTAACAGTTTGTGAAAAAATGGCTCGTCATAATCAAGCTTCAGCTTGCTGCCGCCGATGGTTTCGCACGCAGCTTGCGCTAAAAAGCCCTCAATACGGTCGCCAAACGCGGCTTGCTTGCTCTGCACATAATCGGGAGGCGCTATGCCATTGCTCGCGTTGATGCACGATCGCAGGCAATCGTTGGGAGTTTTGTATTTATCTTGACCGAGGATGGCCGCGATAATGCTGGCCGAAGCCATGTGGTTTGGGGTTACTTTTCCTACCATGATAGTGCCCCTGTTTTCAGTGCATATATCATGTAGAATGAAAAAACCATCGACGCGCTGCACAGTGTCACCACTGCAATCTCGCCGATTGTCTTTACAAATTCCGTTATCTGCGGTGTTTGTTTCCCCTCCGAAATGATTGGATCACAATAGACACGTCCTGCGGTGTTACCGCAATATTTATTATACCGAATCTCATATCGGCGAAAGCTAGTTAAATTGGGCGTTTTCATGCTTTTTACGTTCATATCTTACCCTCGTCCTTATCGGATTGTTTTATAATGTTTGAGCGTTCGTACCCCTTCTCGGAGCTTGATCGCTGTACTTTGCACTTCCCATTGCGCTGCCCTTACGCGCTCGCTGACTCTCCCGTTATGGTTATGAATCAAATCTAATTTGTCTGCCAATGCGCGCAGCTCAGTCGCTGCCGTCGCAATGTGCTCATCAGAAGCCAGCGGTACGCTAATGCGCACGCTTTTGCCCGGATATTGAAATTCAGTCGTTGCTCTTGGCATACTCATCCTTTGCTTTTGCAATCTGCCCATACGGCAAGCCAAATTTGCGCGAAATCATAGAAATTCCCATTTCGGGATGCGCTGCAACTATATCTTGTGCTGTTTTTATCCCATCTTGAGAGATCAAGTCAACTACATCTTCGGATATAATCTCAGACTGCGCCAATTCGTTTCTAACACTCAAGCGCGGTTTGATGCCGCAATTGTCCATTATGTTGCGCGCCATGCTGGCGGTCCACAGCGTGCGCCCTCGAGGACTGACAATCCTTTTCGCCGTTAAACTTTTGGCGAAATCGCCGGAGCTGCGACAGCCACGGTCATAAAGCCCCTGCATCACCGGCAAAATTTCAACAATATAATCTTGTTTTTGCGCAGCCCTTGCCTTTGTTGCTTCTGCCGCTGCCAATTTGGTCGTTTTGATATTCCCGAGCGTAGTAATTACCTTGCCTTTTTTGGTGATGTGTTTGCCTGTGCGCTTAATTTCGCTCTGGATCTTGTCATACGCCTTTTGAGCGCGCGCCTTGGTTTCAGTCACTTCAAACTCCGCAACGCTGGCCATCACCTTCAGCACCTCGCGCGTCTTGCCCGGTTCGTTCAAGCTGGCTACATCCGGCGTGCAGACCTCGATCCCGTGTTTTATCATCTTGCCAATCACGTCGGCATTTCGGCTCATTTGACCAAATGTCGGAATGAGCAAAATTGCTTTGGCCAGTTGTGCCAATCGCAGCGCGCGCTCGAGTTCCGGGCGCTTGCTTCTTTTGCGCCCTTTTTCGCTTTCTATAACCTGTCCCGCTATTTTGTATCCCCGCGTTTCACACCATTCAGCCGCCAATTCTTGCTGATATTGCAAGCCCTTGCCGCCTGTCCGATCGCGGTAATATACGATCGCCTTCACTTTAGCCCCCTGCTTAATTTTTCTTTTTATGAAAAAAGTTGCGTTATATCAAGGTATAAACACCAAACTACATAATTACACCCTTGACCCACCATACCCGAACAAATACCGTTTGCCAAGCGTAGGGGTGTTTCGGTGTTTGTACGCCGATCACACAAAAATCAACACATTGGCCAAAAGCTATGGTTGACAGTCGCGCCAAGGGCGCAGGATTCGAGCGAGAGATCGCCAATCTAATCTATGAGCATTTGGGCATCACTGTGCGGCGAGACCTCGATCAATATCGAGAATCGCTACACGGCGACCTCATTGGACTGGATGGCTGGACAATCGAATGCAAGCGGTACGCCGATAACAGCAGCTTTCTGCACCGACCAGAGTGGTGGACGCAGACTTGCAATGCGGCGCGCGGCAACAATCCCGTGTTGATTTACAAGTTTGATCGACGGCCAATCCGTTGCGTTTTTCCCCTGCACATACTGAATAAAGGTCTCGGAGAGACAAACGATCAGGTTTGTACAACCAGCTTTGAAACGTGGTGTTACGTTGTGCGTAACGTCGAGCCTTATTAAATAAACGAAAAATATAAGGAAAATATATGTCGATTTTAGGTTTAGCGGGTGATGAAAGTGGTGGTGGCAGCTTATATATAAAATATAAAGCGCAAGCGCGGTTATGGGGCGAGAAGGATGTCGAGTTTGATATGGCTGGCGTCAAAATCATCTGCGACATGGATTCAGTGAAAACCGGCTGGATTTTCTGGCCTGAAGGCGGCGGCGGTCCTGAAAAAGTTTGGGCCGAAACATTAGGGCAGCGCATCCCCTCCCCCGGCAAAGATTTCAAAATGGCTTTTACCGTCGAGTTTTCACTTGATGGCGAGCGAAAAATCTGGGAAAGCACACAAACCGGCGCGCTCATGGGCTTTGATGAGCTATATGACGCAATGTCGGCAGCTCGAGAAGGCAACAAGCTGGCTGAATTAAAGTGGGAAGGTGCAGAACCCAAGCAAGTCGGCAAAGGCAACACGTCAATTCCAAAATGGTCGATTGTCGGCTGGGTTGATCGCCCTACCGAGCTGCTGCGCGATGATGATCTGGAGTCTGCCGGCGCTGCCGCATCATGGTAAAGGCTACCCCTCACGCTGGCGGGGTCATACCTAACCCCTCGCCCCTTACCCGCCGGCGTGGGGTTTCTTCATGATGAGCGAGCGAGAGCACGATATTTCTGGCGACGCAATGCTAAAAATATGCCTTGCGTTGTTCGGCGATCCGAGCCAAGTAAACGGCAACGAGTACCGCTGGGGCACCCACGGATCGAAGCGCCTGACGATCGATAACGGGCAGTTTTACGATTATGAGCTGGAGAAAGGCGGCAACGCGATCAGCCTACTGCAACTCCACGGCGATGGTCGACCGATTCACGAACAGCTTGACGAGCATGGGTGTCGATTGCAGCCAGTACCGCCAAGGCCAGAGTCATTTAAGGAAGTAGCGCGCTACTTTTACACCGATGAAGATGGCGTCATCCGCTATCAGGTTGCACGCGAGGAAAGTGCGCGCGGTAACAAGCGATTCAAGCAGTTTGATGCCGCCGGCAAACCGGGTATTAAAGGCAAAGGCATCGATCCCCTGCCCTATCGTTTGCATGAAATCGCCTCGAGGCCGGATGAGGCAGTTCACATCCTCGAGGGCGAAAAGTGCTGCGAGGCATTGATCGCAGAGATGGGTGTGCTGGCTACCACGAACAGCGGCGGCGGCGGTCAGTGGGGCGAAATTCATTCGATGAGATTGCGCGATCGCACTTGCTATGTGTTTGAAGATAACGATGCGAAAGGTCGAGCGCACGCGCGCAAGGTTATCGAGTCGCTGCGCCCGTTTACCGATAGCATACAGTTGATTCATTTCCGGGAATTTGGCGATAAGTACGACGCTGCTGACTTCCTAAAGACGCACGATTACGTCGAATTAATGGAACGAGCCGAATATGTCGACGAAAACACTGTCGAAATAGAGCTTGATTTTGAATCTGACGAGGATTCGGGCATCCCACTCAGTTATGAGGTGCTCTCAATCGCGGATTTGTACGCTATGCCGCCGGCAAAGTGGTTGATCGATGGCGTCATTGCAGAGCGCGAGCTGACGGTACTGTATGCGCCGCCGGGCGAAGGCAAGACGTTTTTGGCGTTGGATTTTGCCTTGCACGTCGCTGCCGGGCGCGATTGGAATGATCGCACCACGACTCCAGGTCGAGTTCTATACATCGCCGGCGAGGGCGTTTCTGGCCTCCCGGCGCGGGTTAAGGCGTGGCACCAGCACAACGGCTACGAGCCGATAGATAACTTTTACATATTGCCGCAAACCGTTGAAATGATTGACCCTGCGAGTATGTTTCGATTGGGCAATACCATCGCCGAAATGGGCGAATTTGACTTAATCGTGATCGATACCGTGGCGCGAGCGCTTGCCGGCGCTGAAGAAAACAGCGCGACGGATATGGGTAAATTTATCGGCGCGTGCGGCAAATTGCAGAGCGATCACAACGCCAGCGTGTTGGGAATCCATCACTCCGGCAAAGATGTCGGGCGCGGTATGCGCGGCAGCTCGAGTTTGCTTGGCGCGGTCAACACCTCGATGAGCTGCAAGCGGGTCGATGACAACCAGATCAAGCTGACCTTCGAAAAGCAAAAAGACATCGAGATCGCCGAGCCGATTGCGCTGGATATGGTGCAAGTACAGGTTGGCGACGGCTTGCTTGGCCAAACTTCGATAGCGCTTGAGCTGGCGACCATCATTGCGGAAGAAAAGCAGAAATTCCAATTGACGACCAACGAGCGGTTGACGTTGAAAGCGCTGCGCAGTGCCGTCTTTAGAGTCGGCAAAGCGCCGGTGTCTAACCGAGTAAATGGCATGGCTATGGTGGTCAGTCTCGATGATTGGCGCGAGGAAGCGCGCAATCTGATGGATACCGGCAAGAAAAGTTGGTACACGGCATTTGCGCGATCGGTAAGTCGATTGGTCGAGCGAGAGGTAGTTGGCAAGCATAACGATGAGCATTGGGTGCTCGAATGAATGAGCACTGGCTGCGGCAGGATTTGTTGATCTATGAGATCGAGCAGCAAGGCAACTCGCTCAAAGAGGCGCATATCCGAGGCATTTTGGACCTCAGCGACAAAGAATTTGAGGTGCTCGAGCAAGCGCGCGATTTGATGGAGGCACTGGCCGAGCAAATGGCCGAGGATTTGGCGTTCGCGGAAGAGGTCGAACCAGATCCGGTGCTTTGGTTTAAACAGCATTATTCGGACTGGTGGTAATGGCGAAACTGACAATTGAACTACATGAAAGCGACATCGATGAGCTGATCGAAGAGCTGACCAAGCTGCGGGGGCAAGTCACCGAGCTATGGGATGATTCGAGGCGACTGATTTATGAAATGGAAGATATGACGGACAAAATGCGCAAGATTGTTGCGCCGTTTGGCGGTGAGCATGACGACATTTAACTGTATATCCATACAGACATAGTCATCACTAAGGGGTGATGACTCGAGGATATAGTCATCACCCCAAATGATGACTCAGTCATCAGAGTCATCACCCGAGTCATCAAAGTGATGACTCACGCAAGTAATTGATATTAATAAAAAAAGAGGAAATAGTCATCATCGAGTCATCACCTACACGGTCAACAAATCATGAGTCATCACCTTACCCACCACCCTATAGGGTGGGGGTAATGATGACTACTGATGACTGGGGTTAAACAATGCAAAAAAATATCGAACTAGAAAGCATCACAAGTGGAATTGACGCGTTGCGCGAAGCAACGGATCGGAAGTGGGGAAAAGATTATCTGCGCCTCAAGGTCAGCCCAGAGACGCGCTTCAAATGGGATGCTCAGGTCGAGCGTTATGAAAAGGCGGTCAAGGCGAATCATTTGCCATCTGTGCGAGTTCACGCGAAATCTATTACTGCCGGATTTGATGCGCTCGAGCGGGAAGCTGAGAGGCTAGGCTTCAGCCCTACCCCGCCGACAATCTGGACGGCCAAGGCTGGGCCTCGTCATACCCCGATTCATATTGTGAAAGAGAAAGAGCACGTTGATCTGGCTGAGAATGAGGGTGTAGTCACGTTCACCCTTGATGAGCTAGTAAAAATGATCCCGGTGAACATTATCGCCATAAAGGCGCAGTTTACCGGCACACGAATAACCAATTGGGAAGAGGTGGATTTTAAAGATGACGATATCCCGTTCTGAAAACGTACACGCGCCAGCTCATTATGCCGGCGATATCGAGTGCATCGACGCGATGGTGCAGCAATTTGGCGACGATGCGGTCAAAACCGCTTGCGTGGTCCAAGCGTTTGAGATGCTTTGGAGATGGACAAAGAAAGGCGACCCGGATGAGAACCTCGAGAAAGCGCACTGGTGGCTCTCGTTTGCGATTGGGCAAGATCCACGCAGCGAGCGCTCATCGGACCGCATGAAACGCGGTCGCAAGCTAAACACCATAACAGGCGAGGAGACAGTGATCGATGCAAATTCAAGTCGGAACTAACATCCACGAATTCAAAAGGCAGCTCAAGAAAGTACAGCACAAGCAATTGCCTTTTGCCTATCAGGAAGCGCTGAACGATACAGCTTTTCAGGCGATGAGAGCCGCTAAAAAGCACATGCGAGAAACCTTCGAGCGACCAATTGTCGGCTACATACCCAAAGGCATAACCGTTCAAAAGGCTGTCAAAAATAAAAACATCGATCAGATGATGGCTAGGGTGGATCTCGAAGATTTTGGCGATAAAGGCCAAGCGCGTCGGGACATTATGAAGCCGCACATTTTGGGAGGCACTCGACGACAGAAGAAAGCCGAGCGCTTGTTTGTTGGCTCTGGGCGATATCTCTATGCCGGCAGAGATGCGCCGCGCAATCGATACGGAAACCTTCACAATGCTCAGATCGTCAAAGCGATTTCGGATATCGGACGCAATACAGACGCCGGGCAAAACACCAAGCGGCGCAAGAAAAAATACTTTGCGATCAATACCAACAAGCAAAGGACGATCATCATGCAGCGCAACGGCAACACTGCCACGCCGTTTATGGTCGAGGGCAAAAAGCCGCAATATAAAAAGCGTTTCCAGTTTTATGAGGTCATAACTAAAACGGCTAGACAAAACTTCCCGAGGAACATGACGCGAAACCTACGCAAAGCGATGAAGACTGCGCGCTAATGGATTTGCAGCAAACACAATCAAACGGCAACAAACCCCTGTCGACTGGCAAGTTTGCAACACGTTTGGAATTGATCGCAAAGGTCGCACAGTACAAGCGCCAGCGCCGCTCTCAAGAGCACTGTGCGCGGGTTTGCGGCGTCAGTAGGTCTACAATTGCCAAGATATATCGTGCTTTGTAGGGCATTTGGCGCGGGTCCTTCTGGCTCGATGCCGTGTGCGGGTAGTTCGAACTGCGATTTTTTAATAGTGAATAGATTTAAAAGGCATTAAAAATGAGGTCTATATAACCAAATGAAACAAGGACGCAAAACAGCAGCGGTCGAGGCCGAGGGAGTCGAGGATTATGCGAAATATAATGCGGCGCGCGCAAAACGTGAAGCGGCGAATGCTGAACTCGCAGAGCTGGTTCTACGCGAAAAAGAAAACGAACTTGTCGAAGTTGCCAGCGTCAAAAAGGAAGCCGACGCCGCCGCGCGTGAAGTAAAAAACGCATTTTTGGCACTGCCGGAGCGTATTTCATCCATTTTGGTTGGGCGCACTGAGAAAGAGATATTGTTCGAGCTGCGCCGCGAGGTAAAAAACACTTTGGAACTGGTAGCCGATCGTGTACAGCCAAACTTATAGCGAGGCGCTGCGCCCTGAGCCCGATCTGACCGTCAGCGAATGGGCTGATCGGCACCGCGTTTTAGACCAAGCCAGCAGCAGCGAGGCAGGCAAATGGCGCACCGATCGCACCCCCTATCTACGCGAAATCATGGATTCTTTAAGCGCTCAGTCGACCGACGATATCGTCGTATTCCAGAAAGGCGCGCAGATTGGCGCGACCGAAGCCGGCAATAATTGGCTTGGTTATGTGATCCATCACGCCCCCGGCTCGATGCTTTACGTTATGCCAACTGCCGATAGCGCCAAGCGCGCGTCAAAACAACGGATCGGGCCGATGCTAGATTCAATCCCGGAGGTTGCGAGCAAGATTGCAGCACCTCGAGCGCGTGATTCTGGCAATACCTTGTTTCAAAAAGATTATGCCGGCGGCACCTTGATCCTTACCGGCTCAAACTCAAACGTCGGTCTGCGCTCGATGCCAGCTCGATATCTGTTTCTCGATGAAGCGTCGAGCTATCCTAGCGACGTTGACGGTGAGGGCTCGCCAGTACAGTTGGCAATCCGGCGCACCGCGACATTTAAGCGCAATCGCAAGGTGTTTATGTGCAGCACCCCAACGATCGACGGACTTTGCACCATACAAGAGTATTACGAGCAAAGCGATCAGCGGCAGTTCTATCTGCCCTGCCCCCATTGTGACGATTTCATTACAATCAGTTGGGACCGCATAAGCTGGCAAAATGACGACCCCACAACGGCGTGCTTGATTTGCAGCGAGTGTGGATCTGAGATTGCTGAAAGTAACAAAACCAACATGCTTTTGCGCGGCGAATGGCGACCCACTGCTACCGGCAGATATAAAGGCTATCACCTCAGCAGCCTATACTCGCCGCTTGGCTGGTACAGTTGGAGCGATGCCGCCACCGATTTTATGGCTGCTAAAAAAGGCAGTCAGGAACAGCTAAAGACGTTTGTAAATACGGTGTTGGGAGAATGCTGGCGGGAACAAGGCGAACAGCTTGATCCGGCTAGCTTGATCGTGCGCCGGGAGGAATACCCGGCAGGCATAACTTTTGACAAAACCACCATCGGCATCGATGTGCAGAAAGATCGTTTGGAACTTGAGCACGTTGGCTGGGATGCCAAAACTGAGGAAAGCTGGTCGCTCGATTACATGATTTTAACGGGAGACACGGCACAGCCGGCTGTTTGGGATGATCTCGCAGATTTACTTGATGATTTAAACCCTGACTCGGTGGCAATTGACAGCGGATACAACACCAGCCTTGTCTATGCGTTTTGCGAAAAGCGCAAGTATTGCCACGCGGTCAAGGGCGTTTCTGGGTTTGGCATTACGTTGATCGAGGACCTGCAAAAACGCGCGCGTCGATTGGCGCGCCGTCGTAAAAAGGCGCTCAGTGCAGAGCCTATTGGCGTCGATCAAGGCAAAAGCATCGTCTACTCTTATCTCACAATCAGCGAACCGGGACCGGGATATTGTCATTTTCCCGCAGACGCGGCTTATGATGACGAGTATTTTGCGCAGTTGACGGCTGAAAAGCTGGTCACAAGGTACAGCAAAGGCCGGCCAAGGCAAGCATGGGTCACAACCCGCGCTCGAAATGAGGCGCTCGATTGCCGTGTGATGGCTCTCAGCGCCTTGCGATTGAGCAAAAACCAGCGCAAACGTTCACCAATACCGCAGCAAAAAGCGCCTGAAACGCCGCCAAATGACGTACAAACAACGTCAAAACGACGGAAATGGAGTATTAACGCGCAACCTCAAGGCGCTTGGTTGTGATCGAGGCTATCATAACCGAGGTGTTACACAGCAAAGTCGATCGATCGCTGGCCAACGAACTGCGCGATGCGATTGTCGAAGCGCTGCATAAGCAAGCTGGCGGCGATACGGTCTATATATTGAAGAAGCCGAAAATTGATCGGAGCTTGTTGAGGGCTGAATTTAACGGCAGAAACATCGACGATTTGTGCGGACGTTTTAAGATAACGCGCCAGCGGGTGTATCAAATTTTGAATGAAAACTGAGGGCTATGCCCTCAGCTCAGTAATCAACTCTTGAATTTTTTGCGCTTCTGCATCCGTGACCCAAAATTCAGCGCGTTTTAGGCCAAGGCTTTTTTTGCGTTCGCGCTCTGCGCTTTTGCGTTCTGCTGCGGTTTTCGCAACGATGGCTTTTTCAACTTCTTTCATTCTTTAATCCCATCTTAGGATTTGTGTAACGTGTTCTTCACCGATAGCATTCTTGATGCCTTCGTCTAAGCATCTGTTGCGCCGCATTCAGCCATGCTGATCACTTCGTCCCAAAACTCTGCGGCTGGCCCAGAATACCAGTGAATCACAAACGATTCAGCGCCGCTTGAGTCCCAAATCTTACGATTAGGGGCATCGACACAAATGTGCTTGTCGGTAGCGGTGATGTAGCTGACATCCCAATCGACCTGACCCCCTTGTTTAGCGATCTCGGACATTGCTTGTTTTTTAGTTGCCATAGCATCTTCTCCCCTTAAGCGGCTTATGCCGCTGTCCAATATGAGTTCACTGGTCTATATCGGCAATCCCAAGAGTCGATGCACACCCCGTTTCTAACCGCTGTCAGATGCCCTGAGTTTATTACAACGGCAATCCCGTCAAAGCGCCAGTCGCGGAGCTTGATGTACTTGCCTTGGGAGTTTCTTGGAGGTTTGTTTTTGACAAAACCGTTTTGCTCAAGGTATTTTATCCACACCTTGTCATGGCTTGGAAAGGCACCCATATCCAGCCCTAGCGCCATTATCTCCCGGAAGGTCTCTTGATAGGTCTTGCCAGTCGCTATACTGATCGACCGGATCACACAGTCATCCTTGAATGTTTTGCAGATCCGACCGTTGTTTGTTTGCTGAAATTCCATCACGTTTCCCCTTGGGCGGCTTACGCCGCTCCTTTATTGACTTTAACATTGGTTAAAACTCGGTGATGAAGGCACTGGATATTGTAACCGCCAGCCCAGATAACCACGATTTTTACGCTAAAGCCGTCGATGATCCAATGACCTTCAAAGTTCTTGCCGTGAACCACTTTAAAGTTGTCAACGTCAATGCTTGTGATCCCAGCCTTTTCCATCTTCGCTGCGATTCTATTGTTTCGCGCTTTGTGGGTGTTGCGGGTACGCTTCTCGGTTTGTTCGATCTGATAGCTTAAACCGTGTTGTTTTTCGGTATATAGTTGAAGGCTAAATTCTCGGATCAATCGCTGTCGAACAACAATCATTTCATCAACTCGGTTCAGATTAACCTGATCTTGAATCTCAGCCTTACGATCATCAAAAAACTTGTTCATCTGCTCAACTTGAGCGGGAATGTTTGCAATAGACTGCGCGTCTGATTCTGCGAAAGCTGCCTTGATTTGTTCTTGTAGGCCCATCTTTTTCTCCATTTGCGTTGTTGTTATTGATTATATTCGTGACCGGTCACAATACAAGCATTTTATGCAATTAATTTAAAAAAGATTTTAGGGCGGAAAAGTAAACGGTTTACTGTTCCGCTAAAACATCTTGCGAAGTTGTAAAGTTTTTCCCTAAAAATTTGACAGCAATCTTGAAATGATTGCTCGATGACAAATGCGTTTGATTCTGCGAATTATCCGACCTCGGAACCGACTGAATTGGTTGCCGGTGATCGCTGGGCTTGGAAACGCACCGACCTCAATAGCGATTATGCGAACTCAGCTTATACGCTTAAATATGCGCTGCGCTTGCAAGGCTCTGGCGCGACCGAGATTGCCATCACGGCGAGTGCTTCTGGGCTTGAATATATAGTCGAAGTCGCCAGCACCACAACCGCTGCCTATACCGTGGGCCGATATACCTATCAGGCTTATATCACGCGCAACTCAGACAGCGAGCGACTGACCATCGGATCTGGTGAAATCTTGCTAGTTGCAAACCGCGACGAAGCAACCACCAACCCGATTACTAATCTGCGCCAGCGGCTCGAGAACCTCGAGACTGCTATTTTGACCCTTACTACAAAAACGGCGAGTGCCTACTCGATCGCTGGTCGCAGTTTTTCCTATGTAGACCTCCCGGAGTTGCAGCGTATGCGCGACCAAACCGCTGGCGAAATTAACACCAAGACGCGCAAGCGATTCGGGATTAGATCATGAACAACGTGCGCCGCTGGGACGCTGCAAGCCCTGACGTGGTTCAAAACTGGGTCAGCGAAGTCAAATCAATCAACGAGGATTTGCGCACGCAAGGTGAGGCGCTGCGCGCTAGGGCACGCGATCTTGAGCAAAACAACGATTACGTTGCTCGATACCTAAATTTGGTCGAAACCAACATTATTGGCGAAGGCGTCAAGCTGCAAGCCAAGACGCGCACCAATCGCGGCAAGCTGGACATGCGCGTCAATCGCATTATCGAGCGCGAGTTTAAAAACTGGACCTACGCGGAAAACTGTTCGCGTGACGGTCGTCTCGACTGGGAAGATATCCAGCGCTTGGTCGCTCGCTCAGTTGCTCGAGACGGCGAAGTCATCGTGCGAATTGTGCGCGGATCTGAATTCAAAATCGCGTTATATGACGCCGATTTTCTTGACTACGCACTGAACCGCGAAGCGACGGACAACAACAACGCCATCATCCAAGGCATCGAACTCGATCGAGCTGGCAAGCCGGTCGCGTATTACCTTTGGAAAATGCCACCAAACAAAGTGCCGAGCATTTTTGGAATGCCAACCAAGTCGCCGAATATCAATCAATACGAGCGCGTTTTAGCCGAAGACATTATTCACATTTACAAGTCGGATCGCCCCAATCAGATACGCGGCGCAACGTGGCTTGCGCCGGTAATGATTCACCTGTTGATGCTTAATCGATACGAGCGTGCCGAAATGCGTGCCGCTGAGATAGCAGCAAGCAAGGTTGGTTACTACAAGACACCAACCGGCGATTACTTAGATGATGAAGACAATGCCGAAGGTTATGGCTTGCCCTCGTCAATTGGCGGCGTTGGATTCACGGAACTGCCGGCTGGCACTGAGCTGGCAATGCTCGACCCCAATCACCCGGTCAGCGCTTATTCTGACTACGTTGCCGGCGTTTTGCGCGGCGTTGCTACCGGCTTAAACGTTACCTATCACGCCCTTTCTAGCGACCTCACGAGCGTCAATTTCAGCTCAATCAGAGCCGGCACCATCGAGGAACGCGATAACTGGCGCAAGTGGCAGCAATTTTATGTCTGTCACCTTATCAGACCAATTTTTTCAGCTTGGCTTGAGTTCAACCGCAACCGACTGGGCCTTTCTAGCACCGCCGCAGACGCGACTTTTGTGCCGCGCGGTTGGTCATGGGTTGACCCGGTTAAAGAGCTGCAAAGCCATCAAATGGCTTATGACCTGGGGGTCACTTCCCTATCAGCTATTGCAGCGTCGCAAGGCAAAGACCTCGAGGAAGTGTTTGATCAGCGCGCCAAAGAAAAAGAATTGATGGCTGAGTTTGGGCTTGAGTTTGGGCCTGTTAATCCGATGCAACCGGAGGATGATGCAAATGAATGAGATCAAGACCGGAACACTAAACCGGCATTTTAATTTTGAACGGGCCAACGTCGACGAAGACGCTCGCACACTTACCTTGAGCTTTTCAAGCGAAGCTCCGGTTGAAAGATGGTTCGGGACTGAGGTTTTATCCCACTCCCCCGGATCTGTCGACCTGACGCGCTTAAATTCTCGAGCTGCGTTGCTTGCAAATCACGACTTGAACGATCAAATCGGCGTCATCGAAAACGCCAAAATTGAAGACGGTCGTGGCATTGCCACGGTGCGATTTTCAAAAAGCGAAAGAGGCGAAGAGTTTTACCAAGACGTACTTGATGGCATTAGGTCCGGCGTCTCCGTCGGTTACGTCATCGACGAAATGGAAGAACGCAGCGAGCGTGTTTTTGAGGCAACCCGTTGGTCGCCCCATGAAATATCGCTTGTATCTACGCCCGCAGATCTTAGCGCTACCACGTTGAGATCAGACGCCGTTCAAGGCGAAAACCTAACCCGTGTTATTAATTTAAAAAAGGAAACTCCCGAAATGGAAGACCAAAAGATTGACCTCGAGGTCGTTAAGAACGAAGCACGCGAAGCTGCTTTAAAAGATGAGCAAGTGCGAGTGCGTACTATCAACGAAATGGCAAAAGATGCGCCTTACTTGCGCGAGTTAGCCGACAAAGCATTGAACGAAGGTTTTGCCCTCGATCACTTCCAGCGCGAAGCCTTCGAAGCAACTAAAAAAGAGCTGGCTCGCAAGCCAGAAGCTGCGCCAGAAATTGCCAGCCCTTTGAATGTTGACCTTAGCGCGCGTGAAAAAGAAAGCTATAGCTTGCTTCGCGCAATCTCTGCATCAGCATCAGGCGACTGGAGCAAAGCTGGACTTGAGAAAGAAATCAGTGACACCATTGGCCAGCGATCTGGCAACGCATCACAAGGCGGCTTTTATATGCCTGCCGATATGCAGTGGGGTCGACGAGATCTGACAGTTGGCACCAACAACGCTGGCGGCTTTTTAGTTGGAACTGACCACGATGGTGCATCGTTCATCGACGCATTACGCGCTGCGATGGTAACAACTCGTCTTGGCGCTCGAGTAATGAGCAACTTGCAAGGCAATGTTGCCATTCCAAAACTGAGCACTGGCACCTCGACCTACTGGGTTGCGGAAGATGGCGCGCCGACTGAAGGCCAGCCAGTGTTTGCATCAGTGTCATTAACTCCAAAAAACCTCGCGTCATTTGTTCAAATCTCGCGCAATCTTTTGGTTCAAAGTGACCCCTCGGTCGAAGCTGTCATCCAAGATGACATCACGCAATCAATCGCCGTTGCCATCGACGCCGCTGCATTGGCAGGATCAGGAAGCAGCAACCAGCCGACTGGCATCTTGAGCACCACTGGGATCGGTAGCGTTTCATTCGCTTCTGCTGGTGCTCCCACGTTTGCCGAGATCGTTGCAATTGAATCAGCTATCGCTGCTGACAATGCGATGGGCGCGAACATGGCGTTTGTTACAACTCCCGCACTTGCTGGAACTTTGAAAACAACTACCAAGGACTCTGGTTCTGGTCGGTTTGTTTCAGAAGAAAACGCAATCATGGGCTACTCAGTAAACCCAACCTCAAGCATGACTGCTAACACGATCTTACTTGGCGATTTCAGCCAGTTGATGATCGCTCAGTTTGGAGCCATCGAGGTAATCACCGAGCGCAACGCGCAAACTGGGCAATTGACGCTTGGCTTGCACGCAATGGTTGATATTGGCGTAAGACACGCCGAGTCATTTGCGAAAGGTGCATAAATAAAGTGGTAAGCACTAAGGATTCGCCTGCGCTAGTCGCAGGCCTATCCCCCACCACTAAAGGAAGCAAAAAGATGGCAAAAGTAAAAGTTTTAGTAGGCGTCGTTGCGAGCGGATTTGATTGCAAAGCCGGCGGCGAATATGACCTAACAGATGAAGACGCGACCATGCTTATACGCATGGGAAAAGCAGTGCCTGTTGAAGCGTCAACAAAAAAAATAACGAGTCGAGAAGATGCGCCCAAAACTACAAAACGAGGCAAATAAGGCAAAGCAATGGCTCTCGAAGAATTGGGCGAATTTTTTGAACTGGGTGAACACGGCACCGCCGCAACCTATACACCAAGCGGCGGCTCAAGTAGTTCGATTGTCGTTATTTTTCGCAATGAGTTTTACCTTGAAGACGCTGGAGGTATTGGCGTCGAGACGACGCAGCCGGTGATAACCGTGGAGATATCAAAGGTGCCGGGCGTGTCCCACGGCGACGTGATTGGTATTGATGGAACAGATTACAACGTTGTTGGGGTTCGCCCTGATGGCACAGGAATCGCGGAAATAGTGCTCGAGGCACAGTAATGGCGAACCATGTTAGACGACAAATTAGGGAGCGCGTGGCGACTACGTTGACCGGACTTGCAACCACCGGCAGCAAAGTCTACCAGTCGCGCGTTTACCCTCTCGCCTCTAACAACTTGCCGGGTCTGCTGGTCTACACAAACAGCGAATCAAGCGAGCCAGATGTGATGGGTGCGCAGCCGGAGTTAGACCGCGATTTGAATTTAGTCATCGAGGGTTATGCAAAAACTGCGAGCAACCTTGATGACGTGATGGACGGAATTGCAAAAGAGGTCGAGGTCGCAATGGCGGCAGACACAACAATAAACGCGCTGGCAAAAGATAG